GCATATGTTTCTAGTCTCATGAAGCCAGTTCTTCAGCCAGGAAAGTTTGCAAACTGGATCGCAGCACCTGCTAAGGGTATTAACAATCAATCAGTCGATTTTGAGTACATACGATAATGTGGGATATGATCGAAAGAATGGCGTCTGATCGCCTCTGGATTTACACTGGAATCGGTGGGTCCATTTTCGGTGCCGTAGTTTTGGCATATCTTTCAACAACCAGAGTCGGTCTTTGGGGTTACTCTAAGTTCGACAAGATGGTGGATTATCTAGTGGAGAAGTTCGGTCTGACTTGGCTGGAACAGCCCGAGGATGCTTGGCGCCAGCGGTATCCAAAGATCACAGCCAAAATAGATGAACTAGAACAACGTCTTAGCAAGCTAGAAAAGAAGAAATAATCCCTTTACTTATGGCTTCGAGTTTGGTATAATAATATCATGTACAATTATGGAGAATATACATGAGTGACTTTTTTCGTCAAATGGTTAAGGATATCGGAGATGTTGACACGCACATTGCTGAAGATGGGATGCACTCCTCAGAGTTTTCTGGGGCGATTGATACAGGCTCTTATATACTCAATGCCGCGCTAACAGGAAGTTTGTATGGCGGTGTCCCTAATAACAAGATCACCGCCTTTGCTGGTGAGTCTGCCACTGGCAAAACTTTCTTCGTTCTTGGTATTGTCCGCCAGTTTCTGATTGACAATCCAGATGGTGGCGTTTTCTACTATGATACCGAAGCTGCTGTAACAAAGGACATGATGAAGGATCGTGGCATCGACACGAACCGTGTCGTCGTTTCTGAGCAGACTACGGTGCAGGGATTCCGAACTCATGTCACCAGAACTCTTGATCGGTATCTAGCATCTGAGGATCGTCCGCCTATTCTTTTTGTTCTAGATTCGCTCGGTCAGCTTTCTACCGAAAAAGAAATTGCGGATATCGCGGATGGCAAGGATACACGAGATATGACTCGTGCCCAGCTGCTTCGTGGCACATTCCGTGCGCTTTCTCTCAAGCTGGCGAAAGCGAAGGCACCTATGCTAATCACTAACCACGTGTTCGATGTGATTGGTTCCTACATGCCTCAGAAAGATATGGGTGGTGGCGCAGGTCTAAAGTATGCTGCCTCTCAGATTGTGTTCCTTTCTAAGAAGAAGGACAAGGATGGTACTGAAGTTGTTGGTAACATCATTCATTGCCGTATGCATAAGAGTCGATTCACCAAAGAAAACAAGATGGTCGATGTCCGCCTCTCCTATGACACTGGTCTTGATCGCTACTATGGCTTGCTAGAACTTGCTGAGAAGTATAACGTGATCAAGAAGGTCAGCACTCGGTATGAACTACCCGATGGCACAAAGATGTTCGGTAAGCAGATCATGGGTGAACCAGAAAAGTATTTCACCGATGAACTTATGGAAAGGTTGGAAGAAGCAGCCCAAAATGAATTCAAATATGGAAAGGTTGGGATCGATGAAGTCGACGACTCCGAGGAAAGTGAACTACAGGATTCTGAATAAGGAAGTGAATAACCTCGTCTGTTTCGAAGTCCTCGAGAAAAAGTATGAAGGTGTCAAGTTTCATTTCGGTGAAGTTGGGACTTTCGGTGAAGGTGAAGATGTTGGTGTGAAATTTCAATTTACTATTGATGAAGGGGATGATACACTAGAAGAAAACGATGAGTTCAAAGAAATCGTTGCTAACATTTTATTTGACATTGTTGTAGGGAAAGATAATGAGAATTGAAGAGACCGTTCTTAGGCATCTCATTCATAAAGACAGTTTCGCAAGAAAGGCACTACCATTCCTCCGTGATGAATATTTTTCTGACCCAAGTGAAAGAATAATCTTTCATCGCATTAACGAGTTCACTCAAGAATATAACAGCGTACCATCTCAGGAAGCACTTCAGATTGATCTGGAGAAGATCAAGAATCTTTCCGAAGATGAATACAGTAAATGTGTAACTATTATCAAGAATCTAAACGAACCAGATCCCGTTGACGAGCAGTGGCTTGTTGATGCGACTGAGGAGTTTTGTCAAGAACGTGCTATCTACAACGCAATAATGGATAGCATCGGGATCATTGACGGCAAGGATAAGGCGAGGACGAAGGGTAGCATCCCAGAGATCCTTTCCTCTGCTCTTGCTGTTTCTTTTGATTCTCACATCGGTCACGACTTCCTGGAGGATTATGAGCAACGATTCGACTTCTACCACAGAGTTGAAGAAAGACTCCCATTCGACATTGAGATGCTTAATACAGTATCTCGTGGTGGTCTGCCTCGCAAGTCTCTTAACATTATTCTTGCTGGAACTGGTGTTGGCAAAACTCTGGCAATGTGCCATTTCGCAGCAAGCAATCTTCTGCTAGGTAAGAACGTCCTCTACATTACTATGGAGATGGCAGAAGAAAAGATCGCAGAACGTATCGACGCTAATCTTCTGAACGTAGCAATCGATGAACTCTCGTCTATCCCAGTCGATTCTTATCAGAAGAAGGTTGACAGGGTCAGGAACAAAACAACTGGCAAACTGATCATCAAGGAGTTTCCAACTGCCTCTGCGCATGTTGGGCATCTGAGGCATTTGCTGAACGAACTTCACCTCAAGAGATCGTTCGTTCCAGATATCATCTATATTGATTATCTAAACATCTGCCTTTCCTCCAGAATCAAGTCTGGAGCAAACGTCAACAGCTATACCTATGTCAAGGCGATTGCCGAAGAACTTCGTGGGCTGGCTGTTGAGAAGAATCTTCCTATTATCTCAGCAACTCAGACAACCAGAACTGGTTATAGCAATTCAGATCCAGGACTCGAGGACACCTCAGAGTCGTTTGGTCTGCCAGCTACAGCCGACTTCATGATCGCTCTGGTTTCAACTGAGGAACTCCAAGACCTTAATCAGATTATGGTTAAGCAGTTGAAAAATCGCTACAACGATCCAACAATAAATAAGAGGTTCGTGGTTGGTGTAGATAGAACTAAGATGAGGCTCTATGATCTCGAGGAGAACGCACAAAAGGGTCTGGTCCAGGAAGATAAACCAATCATGGATAATACTCACTTCGGTGAGCGTATAAACGAAGATGACAGTATGAAGTGGATGACCAAAGTTGCAGGTCGTCGAGATTTCAGTGGTCTTAAAATTTGAGGAGAAAGAAAGAGTCTATCATGGGCAAAACGTGGCGTAGAAAAACGAATTATTGGGATGATGATCATGGATCTGACGGAGGAAACTCCAAAAATAACAAATCCCGCCGAAAGCAGTTTGCCGAAAAGCGGAAATCGAAACAAAGATTTCTTGAGGATGACTACAATGGAGAGACGAGCAAAGATCTATCTTCGTGGAGGTAGCAAAGTACTAAAGAGGCAGATCAGGCATGCCGCTAACTGGATGCTTTTCGATCAGCTTGGCAAACGTCTTGCACCCAAAATTGAAGTTATGATATATCTTGTCTCAGGTCTTGAAGAGAGAGAAGGAATAGTTGGCGACTGCGGAATCGGTGGCTGCGAAACTGTTCGTCCAAAAGAATACGAGATTCGTTTAGAACTCAACCAAGATACTCCAGATTTTTATAGAACACTTGCTCATGAAATAGTTCACCTTCGCCAGTGGGCTAAAGACCAAATGTATGAATACGAAAATGAACGGCATGCTGTCAGATTCAAAGGCAAAAAATACAACATGGAAGACATGGATGACGACGACTATCCTTGGGAAGTCGAAGCATACGGCATTCAAGAAGATATCTACAGCAGATATATCTCCTCTCACAAACTCTCAGAAATAGAATCGGCTATTTAATTCCTTCTCCTCTATTATAAATAGGGGGAGGAGGATTTCTATGTTCACAATAGAATCATTACAAGAAACAGTTAGATCTATGGGATATGGTAATATCAAACCCATGGGCGGTAAGAAATTTGCTGTTCTTGTTGATAAAAACAGAGTAGAAGTTTTGGAAGATATTAACAAGAAACTTCCAGGATCCTCCTATGATGATAAACCAACGTCGGAATCTTCTGTTGGTAAGGTCGTAATCAACAGCTTTTCTATTCTAGTTAAACCTGCATCCAGACAAGGATCTGCTTCTGCTGGTGTAGAAAACGAATTGATTGTTGTTAAAAATGTCAATGACTGCGTGAAAAACATGAAGGGTCCAATCAATGTTTTGTTCAAGGCAAAGAACAAAACATATGAAGTCGTCGGAATAAAGGAAGCCAAATCTGTTGGGGCTGATACTGCTGGTAGAAAAAAAGCAGATATCGTATTGATTGACTCCAAAAATAAACAGTATCCAATCTCTATCAAAAAGGATGATGCTGAAACTTGGGAATCGGCTGACAGGTATTTTGGGCAGCAAGCAGAAAAGATAATCGAAAAGGCAATCAAAGCCAATAAAACAAAACTCATTGCTGAATCGACTTATTTTAAGATCGAACCAAACATTGCTGTTGCGGCAACAAATCAAGAAAAAGAAGCTGTCGTGTTTGGCTCGGACATTAAGAACGGCGGAGCAGTCATAACGAAAACTTTCAAAAGCGGATCGTTTAAGTGTATTGAAGATAAATTAGAAATAGAATGTACACACATCATTACAGAAATGAGGGATGTTGTTGGTGATAAGGATGTGATGTTTCTTATTCGTAATGACAAAACAAGAAAGTCGATCAAGAAATATCCAGGGATCCGCGTGCTTGCTTCATACAAGAAAAGAATTAACAGAAACGTTGCTGTGGTACAAAGATAATGCTTAAACTTCAGACATTTATCACTGAGCAAAAGAACGTCCACATGGAGCACCTTGAGGATCTGGTGCTGAACAAGGGCGTTGTTGGCGCACGTGAGATATTCAACTTCTTGACATCTCTCGGCGACATGCTTGGTGGTAGCACGAAGAACAAAGTCGCAGCGACAGTAAAGTGGGATGGCGCACCTGCAATCTTCATGGGTGTAGATCCTGAAGATGGCAAGTTCTTTATTGCCAAGAAGGGTCTGTTCAATGTCAAGCCCAAGCTGTACAAAACCAACGCAGACATTGATGCCGATCTCTCTGGTTCTTTGAATCAGAAGTTCAAGATCGCTCTTGCTGAGTTTTCTAAACTCGGCTTGCGTTCTGGTGTTGTGCAGGGTGATCTGATGTTCACTTCAGGAGACATCAGCACCGAAACGATCGATGGGCAGAAGTATTATACATTTCAACCAAACACAATCGTTTATGCCGTACCTGTTAACACTCCTCTTGGAAAACAAATCAAAAGATCTAAAATTGGTGTCGTTTGGCACACAACATATTCTGGCAATAAGATTCAGAACATGCGCGCATCATTCGGCAAAGGTATCGTCCGCCGAATGAAGAAGAACGCAGCTGTTTGGATGGACGATGCTACATATCGCGATGTTTCTGGTCAGGCTACAATGACAGCCGATGAGACCAAAGAATATCGTGCTATCGTTTCTTCGGCTGGTTCTCTGCTCCGCACCATTCCTTCGAACGCGCTCAACACTATCTCTCAGGACGAAGATCTCCTGATGATGGTAAAGACTTACAATAATACAAAGGTTCGCGCTGGTGAAGAAATCGGAAACACGACTGCCCATGCACGTGGGTTGATCACGTTCCTGAATGACAAGTTCAAGGCTGAAGAAGATAAGAGAAAGACCGAGAAGGGTAAAGCAGCTGTTCGCGAGAAAAAGAAAGCAGTCATGGGACCGCTTCTTGATGTTTCGGTCTCCGACCTTGCTAAGATTTTCGACTTCATGAATATCATAGTTCAGGCAAAGAATATGGTTGTGGCTAAAATGAATCGTGCAGCCACCATTGGCACATTCCTACGAACAAAAACTGGGATCAAAGTGACTTCCCCAGAGGGTTATGTTGCTATTGATCGTCTCAAAGGTGGCGCAGTTAAGCTGGTCGATAGGTTGGAATTCTCCCGCGCAAACTTCTCAGACGATGTTCTGAAGGGCTGGTAAATTATAAATACTGGTGCGATGAAGGCTACGGCAAACTCGCATCATTTTAACCGATAAGCCCAAGGGAAACTCGGATGAAGAAAGTAACAATTACATTTGGGAGGATGAATCCTCCAACTGTTGGGCATGAGAAGCTGGTCTCAAAGCTGATAGCAGTTGCAAAACAAAAGTCTTCCGAGCCAAGAGTTTATCTTTCTCATTCGCAGAATCCCCGCAAAGATCCTCTATCATATAAACAGAAAAT